CGATAATTTTCTGGAGTTGGGCCACCGAGATCCTCCCAAGCACCAGACTGGCCAGGAGTTGCAACTGGAGTTGCACTCCCACGAGGTGCTTCAGCTGGAGCAGCGCCTTTCGTTACTACGTTTTCCATTTCTTGTAAATTGCTACCAACGGACATTTTTGTTTAGATTTTTGTATATAATCTATATTTATTTATAAATTAAAGATTTGATAAGAAATCCTGGAACAATTGTACTTTATGTTCCTGAAGAGTTCTCTCATCAACTAGTGTATTAATTCTACGCTTCGTTGATTCTGCGAGTTTTTCACGAAGAATTCCTCCTTCCCAAACCCACTCTTTACCTTCCATAATTCCTGAAACAAAAGCGTCTGGAGCAGAAGGATCAGCAACGATATCGGCAGCAGTTGCAAGCATAAAATCTTCGCCTACAATTTTATGACCTTCATTGGTCATCTTAAGTGAACCAACACCACGAGAAGAAACACCAAGCATCACGCCTTCGTCTAAAAGTGACTTAGCGATCTTACCCATTGGGGTCTCAAGAAGTTGTGCTTTACCTCTAAAATTATTTCCTTCTTGAGTAAGAGAAACAATTTTATGAGAAACACGGTCAAGGTTAACGGTAGGACCATCGGGATGTCCGAGTTCTCCTAAAGCACGACCTTTTGCAACGAAAGTTTCATTGTATCTACCAACTTCTCTTGCGAGAGTTTCCATAGGATACATTCTTCCGTTACGATTGCAAATATTTCCCTGTAGGAAAACACCTTCGATGTACATCTTTTTAGATGCACCTTTTCCTTCAGTGATAAATTTGACTTCTGATACTTCTTCTGTGATGAGTTTCATTTTTTATGCGTCTCCAGAAATTTGAACTTGTTGTAAATGTACTCTTCCAGCAGATCCCGTAGTCATGGCAGATAATCTTAGGGATTTTCTAATATTGCCTGTAGATGTAAACGCTGTTACAATTCCAGTAGTATTTGTTCCAATTCCAATTTTCGTAGAAAATCCTCCAGAAACTGAAGAGGTATTAATTACCAATACAACTGGACAATGTGTAAACTGATAATAAGTTTGAGCATCAGTTGTAAGAGTTACATAATCACCAACTTCAAATGGAGATCCTGTTCCTTCTGGCAAAGTAATAGTAGTGGTAGATCCCGTTTGAATTCCAACTACTCTCTGTGAAGCGAGGGTTAATCCTAACGTGGCAGAAGTTCCAGAAACAATTACATAATCCGAATGTGTTGCTGTTGGTTCTGTTCCAATCGCAACAAAAGTATCAGCACCTGTTGCAGTAACTCTTAGAGTATTTGACTGAACGGAAAATGCTGTCGATTTTGCTGCTACAGCACCAGTTACAAAAGATGTATTTAATCCAACTGGTCTATGTGTCATTATTCTTCATCCTCGTCTTCGTATGTTTCTTCATCATCAAGTTCTTCACCTTCTTCAAATTCAGAATCTGCCTCTTGCTCACCAAACATACTTTGAGCAACGAGTGGACGTGCTAAATCAACTCTTTCTGCTGCTTTAGCATAAAGTGCATTTTGAATCGCATCTCTAACATCAGAAGCAGAAGAATTTTGTGCAATCAAGTCGATAATATCTTCCATGAAATAATTGTTTAGATATAGGTCTATGATATATTTATATCTCTGCTTTTTTAGTGTCCTTTGTTAATTGCTTATCAAATTCTGCTGCCTGTGATTCCAAATCTGGTTCTGTTGGAACTTGACCCATATCACTCATTGGATTTTGTCCAAAATCACCTGCTCCCATATCCTGTCCTTGTGGAGGTAAAGGTTCTCCTGTTATTGGATCTACAGCATTTGGATCTGGAATAATTCCTTTTTCAATCTCATCCTGAATTTGCATATCAATCTCAATGATTTCTGAATCCGTTTGACGAAGAATTCTCTTACGAACATATTCGGTAGAGAAATATTTACCGATATATGGTTCGATAGTAGATAGGGTTCCTAATCTATTGTTAATTAATTCCGTCTCTTTCAGTTCAGCAAACTGATTGTCATATAAGAAGTCATACTGAATATGATCGGACATTACATTCCAATCTTCAGGACTAACAATGTTTTTGAGAATCAATTGCGTTCTTAAAATATCATTAAACAAATTAGCAAAACGCTTTCTAAGTCTACCAACGAACTTAGCAAACTTAAGTTCATCTCTCAGAATTTCTGAAGATCTTCCAAGATTAAATCCACCATCAGCAGCAATTCTTGATTCAGGAACTCCAAGTGCTCTGTATAGTTTCTTTTGGAAATACTCAATATCAGCAAGTTCACCAAGATTTTGACCACCAGGAAGAGTAGTAATTTCTGTCCCTCTACCACCTTCTCTTCTTGGAAGCCAGAAGTCTTCCATCATACTCATAAACTTACGATCGTCACGAACTTCACCAGTCGCTGCATCATATACAAGTTTATTACGATATCTCATCATAACATCTTTGAGATATTGCTCTGCCTTTACCTTAGGAAGATTACCAACATCAATGTAGAAAATTCTTCTTTCTGGAGCACGTGACAAGCGATAGATAACCAGAGAATCCTCAATCATTCTAAGTTGATTGAGTGACTTAATTGCTTTGTGGAGATATGATAGAACTACATTCTTATTTCTATCTAAAAGACCAGATGTGCAATAGGCAATAGAATCTTTTGCAATTTTAACGGATCCTTTGTTACCACCCATTGATCCACCACCAAAGGTGCCACTTGCATAATTATTACCACCTTTGCTGTAGATAAAAAATTCTTCTATTTCTGGAGAATCTACAGATTCATTTTTTGTATTTGAAACTATTGATGGTGTTCTATTATCTTTCTTTTTTTCTTGCCTGATATACTTGATTTTTAATGGATCAACGTACCTAAGTTCTTGGATTCCTGATTTGGGATCTTTAACATCAATAACTTTTAGATAATAAAGTCTACCATCAACATACCAATTTCTAAAAATTTCATGGCACTTTTTATCAAAGTCAAGCATTTCTTTAATATGCTTAAACTCTTCTCTAATTTTTTCTTTTAATTTTTCGCTGGCATTTAGATTTGATAACTCAATTTCTACTGGGGAATCATAAAGATCACTGACCAACGCTTCGTTCACCACATCTTCAATTGCGTTATCACATTCTGGATGTAGTGCCATTTCACGATAACGGCGAATTAGATCGTACTCTGTACGATAAACGCCCTCAAGGTCTACATATTGACCATAAAATCCACTCTGAATATAATAATCAACCCCGTCCGCATTATTTTCTGGGACGGGGGATATTATACTCTTGGATTTGTTTTGATTATTATCAATCGAAAAACCAAAGAGTTTTGCCATGTTATAAGTTTTTTATTAACTATTCTATCATAATATTTAGTTGATATCAATACCACCTGCTGATGGACTGTTACCTCTAATTGCTTCCCACCAAAGAATCTGGAATTCTACGCTGAATTCCTCAATATTTTCACTTTCATACGATAGATCAATTGCACTAATATTCGTTGGGAAAATATCATACATATGATATGCTCTCAGTGTTGATCCATCACGATCTAACTGATAGACAAAAGCATCAGCCTGATAAAGAGCTGGATCTGTAACGCCCGTGTTATCGGAAACACGGTTCATTGTATTCATCCAATTCTCAAAAGCAGATCTGATAGCAAAGTCAGTATCGTTGATGATTGTAACTGACCAGCTCTCAAAACTTCTATCTCCAGCAACATTTAGAGTTCTTCCTCTAAATGAAACAGGAAGAGCAGCGATGGTTGATGCTGGAAGTGCAGCAGACTTACATAGGAATCTTGACTTATCAAGAACAACAGTGTCTGCTGGAGCTACATCTGGGAAAGAAAGAACAACTTCGAAGAGGTTACTTCTAGCTCCACCACCTGTGAGCTTACTCTTGAAGTCTGTAATTTTCCTTAATGGAGGTGGATTTAGTTGATTTCTAGTTGCCATTGTTTTTTAACCTCTGAGTAATTAAACGTTTCCAACTACTTCTTCAAACGCAACACCAGTTCTGGTGGCAACAAATGTAAGACCAATGAAGTTAATCGATCTTGTAGGTTTGATGTAAATGTCAGCCACAAACTCATTATTATCTATGATAGCAGCAGTGTTGTTTGTCTGATCACAAACAACAACATAATCAAAGATTCCTCTCTTTGCCTGAATATCACGAAGGAATGGTTCAATGATGTTTACAAAGTTTGTTCTAGTAATCTCATCGTTAAACTCAAAGAGTTGATCCTTAGCAGCTTGAGAAATTGCATTCTCAAGATAGATGAACAATCTACGAACATTAACTCTATCAAAAGCAGACGATCTTGCAAGACCAGTCTTGTCACCAAATAGAACAATTCCAGATCCAGGTAAGAATACTACTGGATTAATTCTATTTGTATAGAGTCTATCTCTCTGAGATTTTGATGGATTATATGCAAGTTTAACCGCGTTCAGAATTGCACCTCTAGAAGTTCCAGCAGGTGAGAACCATGGGAAATTAGTAATG